ACATACGAAGTGACCGTGGCCGGGTGTCGCCGAATGGCGTTGAAGATCGCCAGCGAGTCAAACACCATGCCGCCGGGGGAGTTGATTCGCATGGTGATGCGGGGTGCCTTGATCTCATTGAGGTCGCGCACGAAATCAGCGGCGGTGATACCGAACTCCCCAACGTAGTCGTAGAGCCATATTTCCGCCTCAGACTGTGATGCGTTGCGGATTTCGTACCAGCCGCGCTTCTGGCGTTCTTCACTTGGCTGATTTGACGCAAGGATGGCCTGCAGCTGCGGCAGGTCTCGCGTTGGCTGTAGACTGCTAAACCTTTGGTTCAATCGCCCCTCCGGACAAATAAAAAAGCGCCCTTCCTGGACGCTCATGTCGTCTCGGAAGGGCGCTCTAGTCGCCTCTGCTTATTCGGTTCTATTCAGATTATTGGCTTAAGCGCGTTCTCCTGTCAATGCCCCATTCTGGGAAACGATGAAGTTCTCCCGGCATCTCGGGCATGATAGGCTCGCGCCTACGTTCACGTTCGCCCCGACTCGACGCTCACACTTCGGACAGCGCGGCTCCTCAACGATCAGCGGCTCGCCGTTCCGCCAGCGCTCGCCCGCAACGTAGTTCTTGGCAGGCCGCGCCCCTTCCGGCTCCTCCGGGTTGCCGCCGCCCGCCCCTTCCTCGATCTCCGCGAGGGGCTTCTTGTCGAGGTCTTTGTACCTCCGCGCAACCAGGTATTCCGGAAACATAAACCACCCCTCGGGATCGTTCGGGTTGAGCCCGATCTCGTCCCGTGTCTCCTCGAAGGCGGCTACCCCCGACTGGAACGCTTTGAGCGCCCGTGCCTGTCTCTTGTCCACGTCCTCCTGTAGCGCCTTGATGTCCGACAGGTCGAAATATACCTCATCAATTTGGCCGAACTCCGGCACCAGCGTCAGGTTCAGCACATCGTCCATTTCGGACAGCATCGGCGTCATGGTCAGATCCCACAGCACTTCCCAGTCCTGCCGCTTGTTGGCGTAGGAAGAGGACTCGTAACCGATCAGCAACCCGACGATCGAGCCGGGAATCCCGAACGCCATAGCGATTCGGGCTTCGTTCATAGCGTCGATATCTTTCGGCAACGCATCCCGCAGACCCCGGTCAAGGCCCATCCGTTGGTAAGACGTATCCGCCTGGTCCAGAACCAGCAGTTCATGGAAGCCTGAATTCCCCCCGAATTGCCGCTTGAACTTGTCGCGGATCGAGTCCTTCGCTTCCGGCGTCAGCCGTTGCTTGATCGACAGCACCGCACCCGGTCCAGTCCCGCCACGCTCGAAGAACGTTTTAAGGAATGACCTCATGTAGTTGTCGATGTCCACCCGGCCCGCGATCGCCATTAGCTTCGGCATCCCGAGATAATCGTCCAGCGGGTTTCGGTTGCGGAAGTGGATCACGTCCTCAGGGGGGAAGGTGACGGCGTTCGGCCCGGTGCCATACTCGTAGGACGCTGCCTTGCCCGCCACTCTCGGATCAGGGTTTACCTTCACCCGGTCAGGTCGCAGGCGCCACAGTTCCGCAACCTTCCCGTTCAGCGGCCCACCCTGATAGCGCCCCTTCAGGAGGAAAGCGTTGCCGGCCAGACACTTGTCCATGACGATCGTTCCCCACAGTTGGCCGCGCGACATGAACGGATTGGGGGCGTTGAGGAGCGTTACAAGCGGGTGACTCGGTAGCTGCTCGACGTACCCGTTGCGAACAAGGAAGTTGCGGACCTGGGCTCGCGTCTGTCCCTTCGACATGCGCTCGGATTCGATGTTCCGGACGGTCTCGGCGTTGACCTCGAACTCGTGGAGTTGGCCGTTCTCGGCCCGGATCGTTGCCTTATTCCGCCGCCATCTTCGGCCCGCGATGTGAGGCTCCCCCGCCGAAGATGCGAGGAGTTCGATACAGGCGTAGACGATCTCGTTGCCGGAGTAGCCATGGCGGGCGAAAGACTGATACGACCCCGCCGCACTTCCGCCGCCCGTGTTGACGATCGACCCGGTTACCGGTGTCTGGTTTCTTACGAGTGGTGCAAATAGCTTTGTCATGTCGTCACCTCTTCCGGATGCAGAACTTCCACCGTCGCGCCGCGTTCGAGAACCATGAAGTTAATCCCAGGGAACTTTTCTGCCAGGTATGAGCGTATACCTTCCATCTCCACGTATGTTAGGCGCTCTGTAAACCGCACCACTGCGATGTCACCCAGCTGCATATCCAGCCGCTTCACGCACTCTTCCAGATCATGCTTTTGTTTCACGTCAGCCCCCTTGTAATCTCAAACAGCGCCCAGCCCAGCCCCATCGCCGCGCCCGTCCCGGCCACAGCCGCAGCGAACAAGCCGAAGAACATCACCAGCCGGGTCAGGATTTGCATGTCCTCTCGATCAATCATTCGCAGCCCCTAGTTGCCTTTTCAGTGTGGGATTCTGGATGCGCTCTAGCCAATGCTCTCTCCCGTCTAGGGCTGCCGTGATACAGCTGGCGTCCTGGATGGCCTTCATCGCTTCGCCCGTCAACCCCTCGACGTTTCGCGGATCGCAGAAAGTTATCACAACCCACGCCAGCCCACGCTCCGCCAGCTTGAATCGACGTTCCAATTCGCGATCAATCACAGGAACATAAACCCCGCTGCGTCGTCTTCCGGCTCCCCCAACGCCTGCCCGATCGCCATGACAAGCGCCTGCACCCCCGTGATGTTGCCCGCTGATTCTTCCGGGTTCGGTCTCATGTTGCCCTCCGCGTCTGTCTTTACCGCTGCGTTGAATGCGTGCGCCCTTAGTACAGGATGCCCCCCATGCTTCATCTCGCCGTCAGCGAGTAGCTTCTCCAACTCCTTCGACCCCGGCGACATATCCTTCATGCCGTCCGACGCCTCCGTTACGTCAAACCCCTCGTCGATGAGGGACGTCTGCAGGTCTCGCGCGTTCCAGCGCTTCGTTGTGATGGTCCGGATGTGGTGCTGCTTCTCTAGCTCCTGGATCTTCTCCCGGATAGCGCTATGGTCCGTCACGCCCCCCTCGGTGATGGTCAACGCGTCCTCACCCTCCCATGACAGATACGGACCGTCAGGATGCTCCTCGACGAACTGGCGCGGAATCCAGAAGAACGGCAGTACCGATTTCGTCCTCGGGAACCACAGCACCAGTGTAGCGATGTCGAACGATGAGTTCACCACGAGCCCCGCGAAGCAGTCCCCTTCCAGTACCGGCGCCGCGTCATTCTTGTTCCAAACCTCATCACTGATCCAGCGCGTGTTTTGGTTTGTCCAGAGGCAGAAGTTCAACCGCTGAACAATGTTCCGCCTCCCCACCATCGCGATGGCGTCCGACACCTGTGAACGAACATACTTCCAAGACACCGCTGATCCGAGAAGGGGGTTGACCTTCACCCAAACGGATTCATCTCGCCAATCGTCGCAGTCGTCGCAGTCGTCGTCAGGCATCGCAGCGCCTTCCAGCCGGTGCCTTTCGCACGGGTCGAGGCCGCAGATGTAGAAGAACCAATCATCCTTTTCAGCGACTCCCGTAAGAACCCTCTCGCCTAGTTCGTGGTGCTGATAGCAGATCGAGGCTCTGTCATATCCGGAGTTGGTGATCTCAACAATAAGGGACTCCTTGCCCTTTGCATTGGCGTGCATCATGTTAACCATGATTGGCGACGGGTGCTCGTGAACTTCGTCCAGTAGACCGCAATGCACCCTCGGGCCTGACTTGCCTCTACCCCCGGTGTGCTCTGACGAAATCGGACGGAAGAACGATCCGGTTGAGAGATCGGCGAGGTTCCATTCCTTGCCTTTGCCCCCGGAGCGGGTGAGGCGTTCGCTCAGCGTGGGGGAACGGTCAACCATCGCAACGGCGTCCCGGAACAGGATTTGCGCCTGGTCCCGGTCGACCGCTGCCGAATAGACTTGGGCGCGCTCTTTCCCGTCTGCTACAAGCATGAAGAGACCAATCCCAGCAGCTAGCGGCGACTTGCCGTTCGACTTCGCCTCCTCGATATAGGCCACACGGAACCGCCTCAAGCCATCACGAGTTTTCCAGCCATAAATTGATCCGATAATGAACTGCTGAGATATATCTAAGACAAACGGCTTCTCTTCCTCGTCGCCCCCCGACAAGATCAGGAACGGGAAGAAGTCGATGGCGAACTGCGCCGCGTCCTCGTCGAAGTAGATGTCCGATCGGTCAAGGTCACGCAGATGTCGCTCCGCCGCCAACCGAACCAGCCGGCCCGTAACGATGCTCCCGCCGGTGACCGCTTCGGCATACTCGGTGACGGGGGACTTAACGGCTGTGGTCAAGGCTGCCACTGCCAATCTGCTGGTCGCCACGGCGGTAAGTAGGACAGCGCTTCGGAAAAAAGATGCCGCATGTGAACCAGTGAACCCATCGTTGCTCGGCAATCGGCACACATGCGATGCTGGCGAGCCCGCAACTGACTGCGATGACGCCGCAGTTTGCGGATTCCGGCCTGAACGGATGCCCGCACTGCTTCGCGCGTCACCCCACGCTCCAGGCCAACCTGCTCAAAGGTTTTACCGGCGAGAACATAGGCCCGCAGGTCATTCCATTGCCGCTCCGTGAGAATGGATGGCTGCGTAGGGGGAATCTCCCACCGACCAATATCACGGGCAATCACTGGCGGATACCAAGAGGTTACGGGGGACTTAACGGCTGTGATCAACGTCGGCCGCTCCTCCACGTCGACTTTATCGCGTGCGAGTGTTCCCCGTGCCCTCCGTGTTCATGGTAACCAAGCCACCACAACTGCGGGCCTTCGAGAGTGACCGGCTCATGCTCATCGTCCAGAATGGGGGAGTCATGGAAAATCCCGATGGGCTCTTTGTCCCCGGTTCCGTCGATCAGCTCGCGTTCAAGGCCGGTGACCCACGAATCCCACCAGCCGTAGATCCGGCGATAAGCTCGCACCGTGTCCGCTATCGGCTGCATGGGGTTCACGGCTTAACCCCTTGCTCAATTCCCTTAAGCGATCTCAGGGGATTCAGATCTGGGAACACCGCCCGATATATCTCGCACGCAGAGCAGCCGCACTGCGGAATGTTCCACGCGGCCCATTCTGTATGCCCCGACTTTACCAACTCTCGCACATCCTCAACTTGCCGATTGAGAGCGGAGCTTTCACGCAGGGTTGCGCCGAACTGCTTCCAGTGAACCTCGCACTTGTACATGATTAGCCCCACCCCGCTCTCCGCATAGAAGCACTGGCAAGTCACGCGCTCATTCGGCTCTGCCATTAGCGTTCTCCTTTTTTCCGCTCTCGATACGCCTTCTGCCGGTCAGCGTTCGTCGCATATTTGCGAGGTCGCCCAGCGCTCGCCTCTTGCGTTACGTTATTCAGGCCGTTTGTTACGAAACCCGGCTCAGGCGTTACGAAACTTCGCCCTACCGGTTCAGGGCCACAGTTGCCCCAATGGGTGCGCTTGCAAAACCGACATTTCGGCGCTTCGCTAGCCACTCTTCCGCCCCTTCAAGTACGCCCCCAGTGGATCTTCCTTCTTCGGTGCCACACTGATCTTTGCCCGGTCCGAAGGCGTAAACCCAAACCGCGCCAGTATCTTGTTCGCCATCTCCAACTCTTTCGAAGCCTGCCCCTGGACAGCCCGCCCAACGTACAGAAGGGCGCAGGCGTGCGCGAACAACTCCTCGTCGGCCTTCGTCAATACCCCCATCTCCAACGCTACCGGCGCCAGCTCTTCCCACACCTTTCGCCCGTTCTCCTGCAACCACGCCGGAGGATCACCGCTCGCCGGCACCGTCTCCGGCTCGGCTTCGTTCAGCGGCCGCTTCCCTGGGTTCCCCTCCACGACCTTGAGCGCCGTCGGCTTCATCGGCCGGCCAGCGCTCACAGCCCCACCTCCGCGATTTCAGGCCCGTTCGTAATTTCGCGTCTGCGTTCGCTTACAAAGAGCAGGCGCTCTCCGCTGCTGGATGGTCCAAAATTTCTGACCGCCCCGGTGAACCCACCGTCGACCCTGACCGTTTTCGAGCTGTGATGTGATCGGCAGAGTCCGCGAAGGTTGCTGTCGTCGTCGGCGTCAGCGAGGTTGGCGAATCGCCGACGGGCGGTGATGTGGTCCACGTCTACTGACGGGCGGTGGCAACCAGAGGGGTCACGGCATAGGGGATCACGGAGCAGGATGCGGGCTCGTATCTTGCGCCATGCGGCACCGTATCCCTGCTGGGAGGAGGAGCCACGGTAGGGGGATGGCTTACGGGTTCGGGGGCGCATCGGACGTGGGCGGTGAGGCATGTACTCCCCCTACTCCCCTTTGAAGCAACGCTTACAGGGGATGGGCTCCACGCCTACCCAGCTTGTTCCTGCTAGCTCGTCTGGCGTGATGACGATGCGATTGGCCGCGTCATCCAGGTTGCAGCCTTCCGGCGTAAAGACGGTTCCGGCTGCGTCCTTGTATCCCTTGTGTACGACGTCACCAGCCAAGATACGGAGTTCAGTCACAGCCATTCGTTTGTCCTCCCGTCATTCCGACAGCCCCTCGATTCGGACATCGCCGAACTTCTGTATCTCTTCACGCGGCGTTAAGCGCAGTAGAAGCACCACGTAACCCTCATCGGTGTCCGCCTCTACGCAGTCTTTCGTCACATCCGTCCCGTCGAGCGTTACCACGATGCTGCGACACGTTTCTGTCGAAAGCCTGTGCCAGATGTTGCTCTTGTCGGATACGGACAGCTTCACGCCGGCGCCACCTTCCTGGACTCGCTCTCCTTACGGCTCAAAGGTGATGTCCTTCCCGGCTGCGTCGGGGGCCACTCCTTACGTACCTCAAACCTGTACGAGTCCCCTACTTCCCGATAGCCGCACATCAGACAGGTCAGATCCCCATCCTCATTCGATAGTGACGATTCGCATCTAGGACACATTCTGCACGTAGATTAGAGCGTTATGGGGGAAATGGCAATACGGATTAGACAGTTCATTGTTTAGCTCTCTTGGGGAATGCGACGCGGTGAAAGTCTCGGATCTCACGTTCTGTTATCGCCCTACCGTAAGCGAATCGCAGAAGCCGCCGAGTCCTGCGTAGGCTCCACCACCATCGAAGCCTATCCGCTATCGGGTTCATATGGCATCCCGAAATGCCGTAGCGGCGTCGTCGGCGCTCTCTCCACCACTTCGACGGCCTCCCGAGAAAGGCCCGCTTGTGTACGACAATATCCACGATCGGTTGTAGAGGGTTCATCGAAGCTCCTTCGGGTAAGGCTCGACATGAGCATGGAGCTCGTGACCGTCGTGCGTGTGGATCACCGCATACACCTCGCCCACTGTAATGACAGGCTGCGTTTGGTAATAATATACTTGACTCACCCGGCTAGATAGGGTAAATTGGTCATGTAGATAGGAGCAAGAGCCATGACCAACACCCAAACCCCCACCACTCTCATGCAGGCAATCCGGTACTTCTCCGACCCGGACACCTGCCTTAACTACATGGTCGAATCCCGCTGGCCAAACGGCGTTGCCTGCCCTACTTGCGGCAGTATCGAGGTCTCGTTCCTCAGCACCCGGCGACTCTGGAAGTGCAAGAGCAAGCACCCCCGCCAGCAGTTCTCCGTGAAGGTCGGAACCATCTTCGAGGACTCGCCTATCGGCCTCGACAAGTGGCTCACCGCCATGTGGCTTATCGCCAACGCCAAGAACGGCGTCAGCTCCTACGAACTCCACCGGGCTATCGGCGTCACCCAAAAGACCGCTTGGTTCATGCTCCACCGCATCCGGCTCGCCATGCAGTCGGACACCTTCGACCAGTTCAACGGCGACGTTGAAGCCGATGAGACCTGGGTCGGCGGCAAGGCCCTGAACATGCACAAGGCCCGGCGCGAAGCCGTCCGGGGCAAGAGCCACGGATTCATTGGCAAGACCGCCGTGTTCGGCCTCTTGGAGCGTCACGGTCCGGACGGTCACTCCCGCGTGCGTGCCCGTGTGGTCAAGACCAACCGCCGTGTTCACCTGTTCCCCATCATCTTCGAGAACGTCGAGGATGGCGCGGAGCTTATGACCGACTCTCACCCCTCGTATCGGAGTCTCAGCGAGAAGTACGCTCACGAGATGATTGACCACGCCGAGACCTACGTCCGGGGCAAGGTTCACACCAACGGTATCGAGAACTTCTGGAGCCTCTTGAAGCGGGCCATCCGGGGGACTTACGTTAGCGTCGAGCCGTTCCACCTGTTCCGCTACCTCGATGAGCAAACCTTCCGTTACAACAACCGCATCTGGAACGATGGCGGGCGCTTGGAGCGCGTGGCCCGTGCGGTCGTCGGCAAGCGGGTTACCTACGCCGACCTGACCGGCCAAGCTACGACGCCAGCGTAAGAAAGGCAGGCACGCATTTGGAGAAAGAGAAGCCCAAGACGGGCGACAAGAAAGAGCCAACGCCGTTCGAGAAATTCGACCGGCTGGCGAAGAAGATTGTCCAGGTACCGAAGGACGACCAAGCACGAGAGCGTGATAACGCGCGCAGGTCGAACTAGTGCCTGAGCAGCCTCGGCCCGCTCCGCCATCACCACAGCCACCCAAGCCAGACTGGGGACAATCCGGCGGTAGGCCCCCGCGCACTCCCGGTAATCCTAGCAGTCCCATCACGCGACCAAGATAACCATCAAGCCAACCGCCATGGCCTCTACGGCTGTAGCTAGGATCGCGGCGCGGGCTGCGCATGCTTTGCGGTCAATGATCTTCTGGTTGTGTGTGTATATCTGCGGCATTTCGCGAGCCAAGGCATACTTGACGAAGGGCGCCTCGCGCTGCCAGTAGTCGTCTAAGAGAGAATCTGAGTGGAATGGCCGGCGAGTTGGCCTGACCCAAACGCTCCAGAGTGAAGCGAGGGCAACCACTACATAGGCCACGACGGCCAAGGCAAGTAGGTAGACTTCTCGCTCGGGAGCCAAGCTGGCTAGTCCGATAACCACACTTGCGACAGAAAACACTTGAGCGTTCTTCCCGTCGAGCGCTTGCAACTCTTGAAATTGGTGAGCTGGCCCTTGCCGCGTCACCTCGTAGATCAGATCGAGTGTGTCGGCTTGCGGTCTTTCGTCACTCATTTCTCACTCCGATTCATCCAGCGCGGTTAGCTTCTCCGCCATGTGTGCGCAACAAGCGCTAACCATCGTTCGCTCCCTTCTTGTTTTTTGCGGGTGGCTTAGACGCCGCCATGAATTCCCGTTCTGTTTCAGGAATGGCGTCAACAAGAAAGTCTATGCTGCGCTCATCAAGGGTTTTCATCATCGCCCCATCTTTAATGAGCTTGTCCATGGCGTACTGGCGGTCAAGTGATATCGAATCCCCTTGCGTGAGATACGAATACCAAATGTGGGTGTGCAGGTCGGCCGCTTGCAAGCCCACATGGCGCTTCCGACTGGCGTACGAGACCGCACCGAGCCTGTCGTTTCGTGGGTCGACCGGAGCGATAAGTTCTTTGATCTCCTGAAACGTCAGGATGCCCCGGGACTCGAATTGCCTTTGTTCGTCAAAGACGAAATCAATGACCGAATCGTCTTGGACTCGACGCATGGCCTCGACCAGCAGCCAGTGAAAGGCCATAAAGTATGGCTTACTCGGCGCACCAGTGGTTCGCCAACGTCGCACTCCTTTCGAGTTCTTTTCTACGATGCCACCGGTTAAGGCTCTCCGCAGGCCATACGGTAGTGAGTTGAACGATGGAACGTGAACAGACCCCCCGATGGGGTAGAGCCGCTTGTCGAATCGGACAGCTCGTGCAAGTGCATCTATGAAATCGAACGCTCTTACCTGAGTCCATCCGGCGTAGTAGTTGGTGCGGCTCTTGGCTTTACTCTTTCGCGCAAAGAAGTCCTTTGCGTGGAACTCTGGCACCTCGAATTTGTCTAGGGCGAACTGCCATTGCCTGTCAAAGCTTTCCCAATGTCGCGGCGTACCGATAAAGCCAGTGACCAAGCACCAATCTGCGTCGCCCTGGATTCCGCTCTCATCAGCGTAAACATTGAGAATTGACAGCTTGGCTATGAGGTTCCTCCCGCGATGATGCGGGAATTCTCCGCATCCGCCCCTCAGCATGATGCACCGCCAATGGGTGAGTCAAGTATGTTGTCACCCTGCGTTTGATGGTCGGCGCTCAGAATTGGTGCGAAGTCGCTCGGCGCGGGACGCTGATACGGACTTAAAGGAAGGCAGATCGGGTCCATGCTGTTTATCCCGCTACTCATGCCTTGAGCATGTCCGCTGCATCATCCCACACGCTCCCGAAGTGTTCACCGAAGCCGCCGTACTCTATCTCCGACCGCAACCCTTGGTCGATCTTCTGCCTTATCTCTAACGCCTTCTGCCTTGGGTCGTCAGGGTCATTGATGATATACGTCAGCGCTTCACGGAACTTTCGGTTCTCGTCACGGACTATGGCGTACATGATGTTCACGATCCGCTCCGCCGACAGCTCCTGCACGCGCCGAACCAGATCACCGTGCCGCTCCGCCGACGTCATCTCTTCAAATGTTTTGTGGTCCATGCTGTTCATTTTACCCCCTCAACTCTACTTTAAGACCTAAGCCTCGAAGGGCTGCCACCAGCTGCGGGAGCGTCATCATAACAGCGTCGTTTCTGCCTACGTTTGAGACGGTCAGAAGATCGAGGCCACCCGAGTCGCGCCATAAATCCAGGCGCAGCCGATCATCGTCTACATACGTCAGACCCACAGCAGCATCGCCGTCCTTACAACCGGCCAGAACCTTCGCCTCAAATCGCGTCATTTTACCCCCTTAACCCACGCCCGGCGTAGCGCCTGCATGTACGCGCCCCAGTAAGGATCGGCGGGCTCGATGGCCGTTCCCTCGCTGTACTCATTCGAGTAGACGATCTGCCACGGCCAACCCGCCGCCTGTGTCGCCAGCGCCCAACGTGCCCACTGTTCGTATCGCTCCGGGCTGAGACGTTCAAGGCGGGGCTTCGGCTCCTGCTGATGGTGGAACCCTGCACTGATTGAGAAGCACTGGCCGGGAACGTAGGCGAACTCGACGCCGGGGTTGTATACGAACTGGCTGTCGCCTCCGGGTGATTGGGTGACTACGTGCCAATCGTCACCGGCCCACTGCTTCGCCATCTTAGCTACGCGGGAGTCCCACGTCTTGTAGGCGAACAGGCAGCGCACACCCTCGTAGGTGTAAACTATTTCCTTCAGGTGCCCCAAATCAGCCATGTATTCTCCGGGATGGTCGTCGATGTCCTTCTCGTAGAGCACATGCACGGGGAAGTTGGGCGCGGCCATCTCCAAGAACGCCGACAGTGCCTCGTCGCTCACCGTATCCCGACCCCACCATGACACCATCGCCCCCTCGATCCCGCACCACTGCATCATCGCGATCTGGGCGCGTATCGTGTCCCTGTCCCGGCTGTCGTACCGGCCCAACAACGGCTCCGACTTCGGGGCGTTGTTCTTCCAGCGATTTTCGTCATACCAGCCGTACCAGGCTGCGATTCTCACGGCTTCGGCTCCCCTTCCTGCGCCTCCGGCTTGCGTTCGTCGGCCCGTACCCCAGCGGTGGCGCTATCCTTCTTCCAGTCACGCTGCCGCACCTTCGCCCACGTTTCCTCAAGCGTTGCCTGAAAGTCGATTTCGCGTGCGTTGCAAAAGTCTGCGAGGTAGACCACGATGTCGGCGACGGCGTCGCGTTCGGCTGCGGCGTGATCTTCACTGGTGCGGATGCCTTGATGGGCCTTGAGAAAGGCATGGGCTAACTCCCCAACCTCTTCCTGTACGCCCACGAGTGGCTCCCACGCCTCGCGATTCGGAAAGTTGTGCTCCTGCCACGGAAGCAATTCGCGTTGTAAGTCTCGTAGATTCACGGCTTCGGCTCCCCTTCCTTCGCCTTGTGGTGGCGGTCAGCAGCTACCTTCTCGCTCACGATCAAGGCGTCTCGAAACCCGCAATCACAGGGAGCGGCTGGATTATCGTGCCACTGCATCGTGTACTCGCACCCCTGAAAGTGCTTACCGCCCGTATCTGCGCCACACCACGCGCACTCCGTCCAACAAAATCCGCCCTCGCCCCGCGTATGGTGACTAACCTCAGTCACCAGTCGCCGCAGCAACTCCGCCGGTTCCTTCTGCATCGCCTCTACTTCGGAGGCAAGGACGTAGCGATGATCTCCGGACACCGGCTCGAAGTCTGCGATCAAGTCCTCTAGCACCAGGTCGCTTAACATGATCTCCTTCGGCACGTCGTTACTCATGGCTCTCCTCCCCAAACTTACCGACGTGCGCCTTGCAAGAACTGTGCGAGTACCCCTTCTCTGGTTCTTCCGGGAAAGAGAACCGGATGCAGCCGCACGGGTACTCCCAGATTGTCTCGGGCTTACCAGCACCAACCCCTTGGAGACTCGCTATCGTCTTCTCAATCGCCTCCGGCTTGCGTTCGCCGCGTACTGAGAGGGCATCCAAAAAGTCTGCTATTTTCATCCGATTGCGGCCACAGCCTGCGAACGCCGCCATGCCACGATGCTCCCGCAGAAGTGTGATCGCCGCCTCCATCTGCTGCCGTAGCGTGGCGTTCTCGGCCACTAACTCGTTGCGCTCCTGTAAGACGCGAGCCATCCAGACCAATACAAGCTCGCCCCGTTCTAGCACTGCGTCCCGCTCCCGCTCCGCGTCCGCTAGTTGCTGGCGTAGGGATGCGATCTGCTGTTCCCAGTACGGCTCATTCACACACTCAATCCTTATCTCCTTGCCACAAGCCGGACAATTTATAAACTCCCCAACGAGGGTGCTCATTCCGTCTCCCCTTCCCGGCCATCGACCAAGGCCAGCAGTTCGTCAGCGATCTCGGCCCACAGCCACGATTTGCCCGTGCGCCTAGACCGCTCACGGTACTCTGCCGCCAGCGCCCGGACTGCATCGGCGTTGATGTACTGGACGTCGTATTCATACCGCTTCGTGACTCTCAATAGTGCTCCATCCCTGCCAGCCACCCACTCTGACAGCCAGAACCGATCCGGTACGTCAGCCATCGTTCTCCTCCTTCACCGGCTCGAATAAGTCCCGCTCCACGTCCTCCCATGGTCGAATGCGACCAGCCTTATATGCCTCCACTCCCCGCTGTATCCCATCCATGAAGTCCGTGCTTGTCGTTAGTGCTTGCACGCGAATCCGCGACTCGGCCCGCTCCACCCTCTGAAGCGCGCCGCGCCGCGCCTTCTCGCCGAGTGGGCTCAGGTGGCGCAACGATTTCAACGCCAGCCGGATTATCACCAAGTCCTCCCGCGTCAACGTCACCGTCACTTCGTCAGCCATCGTTCTCCTCCTCTGCACGCCGAAGGTGGGAGTCCAACTCAGCGGGAAAGTCGAATACCATTCCACAACTGCACCTAAGACTAAGCCCAATCCCATCGAACCGCGTAGTCTCATGGTGCCGCTTATCCTCCACTGTTCTCCTCCTTTGCGGCAGGCACATGGCAAGAACAGGAACAGGGAGCCTTCTTGACCGTGCCCAGAACAACTCGCGGCTTCCCGGCCTTCGGTTGCTCCGTCCGCACATTCAATCGCCGAACACCTCTAGGATGCTGACAGTCTCGGCACCGCCCCGCTTTCCCCTGTCCACCGTGACGCGTTCGTGTCGCTGCACCTTCAGCCATCGTTCTCCTCCTTCGCACGGCGGGCCTGAATCCTCACAATGCTCGCGTCGTCCTTCGACCACTTGCGAGCCTCCCTCTTGCTGCTGAACACGGGTATGAAGCCAACAGAACCGGCCACCGTACCCTCAAGGCGGTTCCAGGCCCACACCTCCATGACCGCATACTTGACCTTCATCGCTTATCGTCTCCCCCGACAGGGCCACCATCATCTCCGTGTCTCTGTGCGCTATACTCAACGGCCTGAGCGTGAAGCATCAATTCGACATCATTTGCCTCATCGCAATAGCGACAAAAGAAGCCGCGCTGTTCCCACACTGGGCGCTTGGGTGGCCGCACGATAAATCCTTCGTTTCGGCGACCACAGCTCCAGCACAAAATGCTTAGAGTCCACGTTCCCGTTGATGTCGTTACCCAGTCCTTCATCGCTTATCGTCTCCCTTCACCTGTAGCCGCAGTTTGGCCAGTGCCCGGTCCACACGTAGCCCGCCGACGCCAGGATCTCCAACGCCACCACCGAGTTCTTGTAGATGTCCTCGCCGTGGATGAAGATGTCCCACCCGTGCGCCGCGAACTTGCCGGCGTGGTAGGCATGAGCGATCTGGAAGGTGCCCACATGGTACTTGTCGATCGGGGCGTAGTAGTCCGGCCCTGACTCACACCTGGCGACGCGCAAAGCTTTCTCACAGTCCGGGAAGCCCACGCTACAGATCAGCGCCTCGATAGACCCTTCCGCGTACGCCACGTACTCACCGGCAGCGGCATCCGGAGCCAAGCCAGACGACGCATTCCCACCTACGTCATCCACCTCGGCAAGAGGCTGCGACTCAACTCCGGGTGTCGCCGTCGGTGCTTCTGGCGGCAGCAGGTTCACGGCGTGGAGCTCGGCGGGGTCGACTCCGGCGTCGAGGCGGGCTCGCCAGCCGGAACGAGAGCCTTCGCGATCTTCCGGAGAAGGCTGATGTGTGTCCCTTCGCGCCAACAGCCCGCGTTGGAGCACTTGTGCATGTTGTGCCTCACCAAATCGTTCGCCTCGTACGCCTCCGCCCGCGTCAACGTCACCGTCACTTCGTCCATTGTCGTCTCCTCCTAGAACTAGAATCGCCAACGCCAGCACCAAGGCCAGCACTGCGTAACGGGTCACGGGCGGGCCTCGGTTTGACAATCTTGGTGCTCCGCCCTTAGCGCAACGTAGGCTCGGATAAAAGATTGGAAATTCCCCATGAATCCCCGAAGAGCCGATTGCGCCACCTGAGTGTCCCCTGCCCGCAAGGCGCTTTCGACGGCCTCGATTTGCCAAGTCGCCTCTCCTAAGCCAGTTCCCTCAGAGCGACCCAAGGGGCCGAGTGGGTCGCTCTCCTCGCGAAATGGCTTCATCCCACCATTGACGGCCAACTTCCGCTCAGTGCAGAGGGAAAGGATTTCGGCGAACAGCGCAGTCTGCTCATCGTCTGTAAGGGGCTCCCCAGAGTGCCCACACGCCTTACAGGGGTAGACGATCAGATGCAATTCGACACCCCCATCACCTGTCACCACACCGGGAGCGCCGTCGCAAATGCCGCCACCATCACGGTCGGTAAAATGCATGGACCGGCTCACCTCTCACCTCCTGCCAGCCCGCTCACGACTGCGCCTCCTCTCCGGCAGGCTGGCCCCGCTTCCGCTCAATGCGGTACGTCTTCCCGGCATTGTCTGTGAAGACCAGTATCTCAACGCCGCGAGCCATCGCCTCACACGCATCGCAGGTACAGCCTGTCCGCATCTGATTCCCGCAAACAAGTCGTACCTCCTCCCGGTGTCCGCCGGGGCAGCCGTCGCCTACGTGGTGGTTCATTCGTCGCTCCCTTCCTTGATTGCCGACAGGTCCGGCGTCTCGCCCAGCAACTCGCACGTGTCCCGGTCGTAGATCCGATACCATCCGTCCTTCACCTCATCCCGCATCCGTCGGCCATCGCACTTAAACCCCTGATCTTGGGCCATGTGGAGCGGGATGCAGATGATCGCCCTGATCTTGGCCTCGGGGTTGGTGCTCCTGCCGCGGGGTCGATGTTGATGCGATGCTGTCCCGCCGCAGTGGTGCCACGTGAGCCCCCGGAACGCGCAGAAGTGGCTCTCGGGCTGGTAGGGGATTGGGCAATCCTTGGTACTGCAGCGGGGACGGATTCGGGTGATGGGGCTAGGCAACTCGTACCGCCTTGATATGCTCGATCAACCGGTGTCCGATGTACTCGGATTTAGATGTCGAGCGGGATGGTCGTGTTCTCGTAGCGGTCCAAGACTTCGCGGGCAAACCTAACCAAGTCCTGGACTCGGCTGCCATGCGGTTGCCAGCTAACCCAGAGTTCCAGATTCTCGATCCGGTTATCACCCCGGAGGGCATTCTTGTGGTGCACCGTTTCCCCTGGTAGTAAGTCGCGGCCCAAGTGCTCCTCCATAACCAACCGATGCACATATTCGGCCTGCCGCCTGCCGTCGATGTAGCGCCGCACGTAGCCTCTGGCATCCACGAAGTCTTTTCTCTGGCGAGCTGGCGGTGGGGCGGTGGAGTTGCGTCGGAGAAAGCGTTTCCAGTGCAGTCCGCACAGCATTTGTTCGGCATTGGCGATCTGCCGCTCACACTCCTCGACACGACAAAAGTGCGGCGCTCCACCGCGACCGCGCCAAGGGTCTGTTGAGCCGTGCTTTCGGAAGCGAGCCCAGTGCAATTGGCACAGGGCGTGACTAACGATGCGCCGATCACAGTCTTGTACCTTGCAAATCGTTACCCCGCGCCCCCTTGGCATGTTCTAAGTGTATCATAAGTTGTGCACCCACGTATTTCGTGTAGGCCGGGGGGATGGCCTGGGTGAGCTCGTCGCGCGTCATCCAGTCGATACCCATCGCGTCCTTCCATGTTTGAAGTGAGAAGGATCGAGAATTGCCACCATGCCCGGCCACCGTTACGGCGCGGTAGTGTCGCCCCGGCGGTCCGTGTCCCGTCACGGAAACAATGTCCCTCTGCACTGCTCCCGAGCATGGAATATGGATCGGCCAGAGCATGGGCCAGTTGATCTCAAAGAGCCGATGCCGAACCACTCCGATGCCAAATGTCTGTCCGCACAACCGTCCCGGCTCTATCATTCGCTTCCGGGCACCCTCAACATTTTCAATCACGTAGGGCAGCCCCGAAGATGCCAAGCGCAATCTAGTAGGGTCGAGAAGATCGGGGTAGTCCCGAAAGCCATTCTTCCGCCAGCGAGCCGAAGCTATGCTGTACGCCTGACACGGCGGGCTGGCGTGGATCGCGTCGAACCCTTCCAGCGGGTACGTCATCGCGTCCGCCTGGACGAACTCGAACGGATACCGCGGCTGAGGCTTGATGTCCACGCCAACGATCTCATCGAAGCCCGCGCGGGAGTAGCCCATCGCAGCTCCACCGGCGCCGCAGAAAAGGTCGAGCAGTCTCACTTCGCCCCCTTCGGAGCAGGCCGGCCGGCGAACGCCCCACCGTTAGCACAGCAGTGGCAGCTACCAGGCCCGAACGGTCCGTCCTTCTGCGCCATGTACCGGCCCTTGTGATAGCGGTCGTAAGCAGCAGCGAGCTTCGGGTCAGTCGGCCTCACCGTTCACCTCCGCGACTACACGATCGGCCATCTCCTCTGCCGTCTCGTAGTGGCCGTTCTCCGACCAGCTCCACCCCTCAGCCTCCAAGCGTTCCAGTATCCTGTCCACGTATCGCCAATCTCCCCCGGCACGGTCACACTCCGAGAAGGCGTACAACAACACGTCCTCGAAGTTCTCCGGCAACTTCTCCGCCCATTCCTCAAGATCAGCACGGATCGTTACGTTTAGTCTTCCCGGCCACCGTTTAAGAAATGCAGTACTTAAACTCCCTAGAACAGGATCGCTATCAACAACCGAACCGTCAGGGTTATCAGTAGAAGTAGCCTCTTGGGTGGGTACGGGTACGGGATTGGGTACGGGTTGTCTAGAATTTGACTGAATAACCGGCAGATTATTTACAGATATCAAGCGCATCCCTGCTTGGTCTGGCGTTCTGGCACCCTTCTTTGAATTGCACGCTCGGCAGGCAACGACGATGTTGTCTATTGATTCCTCTCCGCCATCCTTCATGGGCACTACGTGGTCATACGTGCCCCCACCTACTCCCTTTCGGTCTCGCCAGTTCACAACTACCCCGCAATAGCGACACTGATCCCCGTCCCTCGCCTTTACTGCCTTCGCTAGCTGCGGGTTCGCGTTCATCGCGAATCTCCGCTTGGCGATTTCACGTTCAGCTTGTATCTGCGCTTTGGTCGGCTGGTAGTCCTCGTAATCATGGATTTGATAGCCGCCGTCGATCTCACGCCACAGCCCAGAAGTCAGCAAAGAAATGATGATTTTTTTCGCGGAAACATCCAATAAAGTCCGCGCAACCGATCGCGGAATGAACCCGTCCGTCAGGTTCCGGTTGCAGTAACAGAGCGCCGCCACCTGCATCGCCATCGCCAACGGTCCGGCCGCTACAACCTTCGGATGCTGGGCGAACCCGTCGTCTATCCGCACCCAGGTCATGCCGCTCGCCTACCGCCCATCGGTCGTGGCGCAAAGCCCACCAGCGCCGACTCGGGGACCAGCCAATTGCCGTTGCGGACAGCCCTCAACCAACCCTTGCGAATCCACTGATTCACCGTGTTCGGCGAAGCCCAGAAGAGCCGCGCCACCTCACCTACCGTCAAGTACCTCTCGGGCTTGTGGCTGTCTCTGGCGTGCGTTCTAAGAAGTGGGTCGGTGATCCGCCCCTCACTCCACCGATGCCTATGCTCGGGGTCGCCTACGAAGTCGTAGAGCGCTTCTTCAGTGACGTACCATCGCTTGTTGGGGCCCCACCATTGACCACGCCGCGCCTCGATGTACCCACGCTCAATCCAACGCCCTACAGTCTTGGAGCACGGCACCCCCATCCTCTTTGCCACCTCGCGCGCCGACAACAGAAGCCAGCGCCGAGACGGAACGCCAAGCCTCTGCCGCTTCAACTTCACGGCATCAGCAGACCGGCCTACGCGCCTACCGATCTTGGCATCACTTCGCCCCTGCTGCAGAAGGTCCACCATCTCGTCGATCTGTTCGTCAGTCCAGTTGCGGTCACCGTAGACGCCCTTCATCGCCCACCCCCCTGATCCAGCGCCGCTCCCCGCTTCACCCCGTAGATCACAGTCGAGTGGTCCCGGTGGAACAGCAAGGCGATCTGCTGCAGGAGAAGATGACAGTGCGTCTCCCTGAGCCGGTACATCGCTACGTGGCGCGGGATCACATCCTTAACCTTCCTGGACCGTGAGACTAGATCGGCCATCGTCACTCCGTACTCTTTGGCTGTCAGGCTTATGACCTGTCTCGCCGTCGCCTCCGGCCACATAAAGCCAACCCGCTTGCCGGTCATCTTCTGAATCAGGCTGAGTGACACGCCAAGCCTCCGGGCGATCCGCGCCTGCGAGTACCCCGACGACCCAAGCCACGCAATCAACTCCGCGAAACCCTCATCGTGTTCGTAGCACTTCACCTTCGAGCACTCCGGGCAAATCGCCGCCGCTACCGTCCTTACAGCCATGCCCGGGCGCTCTGCTTCAACTTGCTCCGTTGCTTTAACTCCCGAATCGCGTCGGCGTGTCCCTTGCAACGCACCCAAGCAAAATCCTTGATCTTACACTGCGTCTGGCCGCAGTTCCGGCAGACCCGCACCATGACGCCACGATCTGCCCACCCCTCAACCCATACGTGCTCCTCGCAAATCACTAGACGCCACCACATCCGGCGCGCAATTCCTTGACGAGTTTGTGGACCTTCGCCGGAACGCCACTTCCCTTCTTTCGGGGGTCAGCCTTCGCCCAGTCCCACACGTCCTTGACGCCCTCTCGGAAGACGATCGCGTTGTCACGGCTCTGGAAGTGCCCAAGTGC